TGCGACCCCGTCAACTTTGTCAGTGCTAATTTTATCAAGTTTGGTATTTTGACTATCGTATGCTTCTAAAGAACATTGTATGTAGTCCCATCCGACTTCGCCAGTGGTAAATACACCTACAAACCCATATAGCCACGCACTGATATTTGAAACTCCTTCCACTTTCCCGTCAATGAGATCTGCTAGTTCACTAACATCAATATCTTGATAAATTTGTGTTAATTTTTCTTCTACCCCACCAGCAAATCCCAATTTACCGGGTTGCATATCGTTAGTTAACCCTGCAGTTGGAGCTCTTGGTGTTGGAAATGTTACATCACCTTCCTCAACAATCCCGGCATATCTGAAGATTGAAACTTTTCCTATACTGGTTCTCCAATTACTAATACCTTCATCAGCAAAACTATTTTTGACAAGATTTGTGTTGATTTTCGGTGAGCTATCAACAGGATATACTTTAATATTGCACGGATTGCTAACTGTTGAGCCTGCTTCATTTGTTGCCACTAACGCATATCTTCCACTGTGAAACTCGGGATCAACTCTATCAATAGTTAAAATTCTTTTTGCTGAATCAGTGAAAGACGCCCCATCTCTTAACCAGTTATATTCTAAAGTTCCTTTTCCTGTTGCTTTCGGGGTTAACCTTAAAAGATACCCCTCCGCGATTAATTTGCGATCTGGTGGTTGAACTGTAAAGATTGGGATATCAGGTAGTGTTGCTGGACCAACTCTTGGAAGAAGTTCTGTTATTTCCGTATTTATGATTCTAGGAAATGAATCTCTTTTAAACTTAACAGATGTTAAGCGTATGTTAATAAACTTACCATCACCCATTTCACCTTCCATAGATACAACATCCTCATTGGGATTTCTAACGGTGGGTGCAACTCCTGTATCTCTTAATTTTGTCTTTTCATCCAATGTGGTCATTTTATTTCTTTACTTTGAAGATATAACCGTCGTCATAATATTCAATATCACCTTCGTGTTCGATTTTATAAACAATGCGATAGTATCTTTCTGGTTCCATCCCTGTCATCCATAATTTGAAATAATTGCCATTTGAATCGCAACTCAGTTTCGAATAATCATCACTGAATGGTGTTATTGTCTCGTCTGTGTGTGCATCCTTTATTGAGTAGTATGAACTTGTCGGTAAATATTTTGCAGTTAAATATTGCGATGTTGTTGTAGTTGTTTTTATAGGAAATCTTTCTCTTCCATTTACCCTAAATTTAGGTTTAGCATTTTCATCATATTCTTTTTTGAAGTTTTTCATATAGATTACTGCATCACCTAATTCTATCGAACCTGTTAATAGTGGACTTAACGTGCCAGTACTGAATGAAGAATCATCCCAACCTATTTCAAGTTTTGGCGGGTAAATTGTATGAGTATCTCTTGAAAAGAACTGAAGTGTACCTTGTTTCGTTGTTGATTGTTCATCAGCGTAGCTTCTCTTCACAATGATACCATCATTTAGAAATGAACCACTGATCCACTGTCGTACAATATTTGAAACGTCTATTCTGATATCTGCAGATTCATATTCAAATGATTGCGTTGCTGCAGTTGATACACCATTGCTCCCCGTGTACCAAGTACCACCACCGTAAATTTCATCACCACTTGGTGAAAATGAACTTGTAGCATTAAGACCAAATGGTGCAGGTATGAAACTTCCAGAACCTTCTATGCCTCCGGTCCAAGAACCTGAAATCCATTCTGTATTTGGCGTGTAACCATCTCTGTATTTCCAACTTACACCTTCAATTGTTGTAGGAACATTATGAGTTCTTCCTGTACCCATTTCCCAACTCTGTGAAACTGGGTATGCATAAATTGTATATGATAAAGGAATTTCCTGTGCTTGAATATTGTATAAGTTCAGCCAAAATTTAGCGTTCTTTGAGATAGCTCCAGTTTCCATTGAACTGGATATTGTTGCAATTTCATCGTCTGAAAATTTTATTAAAATTCGTGAGTTATAAATATATGTTCCATAAGGACTTGCGTCATCCACTGTTTTTCTAAGTTCAAGAATCTCATCTAAACCTGTGTTGAGAGACTCACTGACCTCATAAACTGTTGCGTCTGATGCTGCAAAATAAGAAGTATACATTAATTTTCTCCATTAAATTGGGTATGGAACAGCTTGTCCTTTAATATCCGAATCAGGATATTTCAATTCAAAAATTGATGGGTCCATTGATGGATATAAGATTCCGTTGCGCGTTGCTTCTTTGAAATCATAAACATTTCCTGAATATCCATCTGCTGCTTTGTATTTATTCTCAAGTTCGACGGACACGACTGATTGAACTCCTTCAACTTGAGCTATCAAACTATAAAGGTTTGATATTGATATTGGTTCATTGAATTGCCATTTTTTAATGTCAAATTGTTTTTTAAGTGCGTCAATGCACTTCAAAATAACTTCCCTTTTATTATATGTTGGACTTGTAACGATTGAAAAATTTATTCCGAAATTTATGGTGTAACCATCTTTAATGTTAATCGCATCTGTTAATAATCTATACTCACCTAAATATGTTTTTATGTTTTGTTTAATTGCAGTATTTGCTGTAGTTAAGTGTCCATCTGAATCATACGTTAAGGTGTACAAATTAAGTGCAAGAGGATTTTTAACTGTTTTAGGTTCCCCTGTTACGTTCATTACTGTTTCATCGTCCCCAGCCGGAGCTGTGAAATCACTTGCGTTGAGCTGTTCATCTTGAACAATGTAAGCTTTGGCAATGCTTCCATATTTTGGCGGCATTGAATAAACTCTAATGATATAGTCTTCTTTTGTTACTGCTCTGTTTTGAGTTGAAAAATATGCGAGAGCATTATTTCTGATTTCTTCTATTGTTTCTTTACTTTTCCCACCTGTTGCTGGATTTGGATTTGATACAGCGACTGAATTTTTTACTTCTGCTACCATTGCTGCATTGAGTTGTTCACCCGTTGTATTTGATGTAACTGATTTGATTTCAGTAAGACTATCTTGCGCAACATTTGAACTGATTCCACCACCATAAGCATATTTGACAGTTAATGTCGTATTTTGCGGTACTTGTCCGTATGTTTTGGTATAAAGAAAGTTTGAAGGGTCAAATGATTGCTCCATTAATGATTTACCTTGCGGTGAAGTTAGACCGACGCAATCTGGATTTGGAATAATATCTTCATCTTCATCAGAAGAGACACCTGCTCCGAATTGTATTTCAAATTTGTTATCTGCTCTGAGTCTTGAGATAAATCTTCTTGATGTTTTTTTAAGTTTAAGTAAATATGGTACTGCGTCGTTGTATTGTGAAAGGATTGGGTCATTTGCTGCAACGTTGTTAACATCAACAAACATTGTATCTTGCGCTAAATAAGGAACTTCATACCAAGTATTGTTGTCTGAATCTGTCATACTTAAGATTTCAACAACGTTTGTTTTTGAGAGTGCAATTTTATTGTACCTAATTGGGTATGTAAATGTAAACGTTTCTGTAGTACTCTGACCTGCTGAAATTTTGACTTGTTTCTTTAATAAATAATATGTTGGATCACCAGTGATACTATCAACCTGGTACACAGTAACAGTTGTTGGATTTATTGAACTGGATGCTTTAAAATCAACATCATCTAAAGTTCTAAACACGACATCGGGATTCGTTTTGGAAGCAATTTCCATTCCTGAGTCAATTGTTAAAGCATATCTATAATCTGGTCTAACAGCAGAACCTGTTCCTATTTCTGGCACTAATTGAAATACATCCAAGTTTGTCGATGCGGGAACTGATGCTTTAGGTTTGTACCCTAATGCTTGTGAAAGAGCAATAACATTTTCTCTTTCCTCTGCTTGTGATAATAACATCTCTTTCATCTGTGTATCGATATAGTATGATAAAACATCACCTACATAAGATGCCATCTCAATGAACATCATCCCTGGTGATGATTCATTAAAGTCGTTATAAGTTGAAGGAAAGTATACTTTAGCGAAATTTATTAAATTTTCCCTAAAGGTTGCGAAATCACGACCTAAATATCGTATCTCCTTCTTTACATTGCTACTTGCCACGTTTATTCTCCTTGAATGTCAAACGTCAAATTCTCATAAGTTGTTGGGTCATCTGATAAATGAAAATCAATAGAAACTTCAACCCTACTTCTATCTACATCTGCGTCATTTGTCTTAACAACAATTTTATCTATCAGAATGTAAGGTAACCAATTTTGTATATCAGTTACGATTATCGATTTGATTGAATCTTCAAGTGTATCGTCAATTGGTTCAAATAAAAGTTTATGAACATCTGACCCGAACTCAGGTTGCATAGGTCTTTCACCTTTCATTGTAAGCAATAGATTTTTCAAATTCGACTTTGCTTGTTCTATCGTATCATATGAAAGATTGAAATCACCCTGATCACCGAAAGTAAGAGGTAATGTTACTCCTACCGCGATATCCTCAGCTTCATCAATTGGTAGTATTGTTTCGTCTATAGGCATCATTTACCTTTGCGCTTTGCATCTGCTTCTTTTACTTTATCCATAAACCCGCTATAATCTTTTGTTAGTGCATCTTTAGTTTTTTCTGGTAAAGCTTCTAAAGTTGTCCCTTGTCGTCTTGCCATTAATTCTGCATCTGTTCCTAATCCACCACCTTGCTGTTGTGGTTGCATCATATTTTGAAATCGATGCCCCATTCCTTGCGCATCTGCTGATGTAAAGGTTTTACCACCTAATGTTGGTATCTCTGCTGGTGCACCTTCAGCTGGTATCGGAGTATAGTTTGGGTCATTCACTGTTTCATTCAATATTTCATTCAATGTTGCGTTTTTTGTGTATACCTTTTCTTTAGTAACACGTTTTGGTGCAACCTGTTCACCCATCATTATTTCTTGCAGTTGCATTTGGACCTGCTCTTCTACCATTTCTTTTACTATTTTTTTGGCTTCTCGTCTAACTATTTTTTTAATAAACTCAACCAACTTTGTTTTCGTTAACTTCATAACCTGCTCCTTATAGTGTTTTGTTTTGTTTACTCAAAATCTTTTCAAGTTTACCTTTCAAATTTGAAACGTCTGTTATAGAAATATTTGTAAATGTTGCTGCGTTAATTGGTGGTGTTGAGGGACCTGAAGGTGTCCCTACAGTTAATTGTGCTATTGCATTTGATAAAGATTTTATCATATCAAGCATTGAACCTAACCAATCTCTTAATTCATTACCTAAAACTAAAGGTTCTGATGCATCTAAACCTAGTAAAATTTCAGGGCTATTGATTACTGTTTTAACATTTGCATCCACAGCAAATCTACCTTCAGTTGAAAAACCAATAGCTTTTTTAGCGAACCCAAGAAACTCAGCTTCTCTACTATTAAATATCAACCTATCTGAAGTTATCACCACTTGCTTACCGCTCAGCTCATCTGGAAATTCACCTTCGTGTGAAGATACATCTACATTTGCCAATTGAATTGGAACATATTGGTCAGATGTCATCCAAATTGATGATGCATCAGTGTTAATATCTTCACTGATTAGACTATATTCTTCATCTGTAATTTCATCTGGTTGACCATTTCTTATGATTAAGATTGGCGAACCAACTTTTGGTCCTGCTGGCCATCCTTGTCCTTCTACTTCTTCTGTTGTACTTCCAAATCTAATCGTATTTCCAAATCTACCTTCGTAAATGATATCACCTTCGTAAGGTTTCAGTCCCTTAATTATTGAGTTTGGAACAAATGTTTGACCAAATTTAATCTCATCTGTTTCAGAAACATTTGGATTACCAGTTGTTGTTTGGTCATAATTCTTCTTATTTTCTTCTGAAGATGGGAGTAATGTACTTGGCTCACTCACAAAAGGTAGGACATTGATATTGACTGAACCCCATATATTTAATCGTTGCGTGTAGTAGTATTTTATGTTGAAATCTACAGGTCCTGCTGCAGCGGGTATTGGGTCAACATAAGACGCAACAATAACAATTTCACGTTTTAATGGAAATGATTTAACATTGGAATCTAAAGGTGCTGCCCAAGGTAAAAGTTCTATTGAGATGTCGCGACCACTTTCCAACATTCTTATCTGCGCCTTACCTATATCCGAAACGCTACCATATGCAGGGTGTTCTTCATCAAGAATGATATCAATAACTTCAGCAGCTTCTAATTCATAAAATTGATAATGTGGTGCTGAAGCTTCATACCCTGTAGTATTATCTAAAGTGGCGAGACCAATAGTTCTCGCTCTATCACTACTAAATTGTTTGTTTATGTCTTTTTCCCAAGCCATTAGGATTCCGACATAACCTGTTCTGATTTTTGTTGGGTAGATTCTACATTTTTATTAATTTTGTCTGAATCTTTTTGAAGGTCATTTGCAACTTCAGCAACATCATTTAGTAATTGTTGCTTTTCAGCTTCAGATAATCCAAAACCTTCTTCTGTTTGTTTTCCACCACCCAATAAACGCTGAACAATTGTTGCTAATTTAACCAAATGCTCATCGTTTTTGACACTTGTATCCAAGTATTCTTTAATGATTGGTACAATCATTACCGCATCAGATGAACTTTGAATAAACTTTTTTAGTTCAAGAATCAGTGCATCAATTTGCTCTTTTTTCTCACGTGAATTATTGTAAATATCTTCAAGTAGTGAGGAAAATGATTTACCTTTAAAAATTTCAAGATCTTTTTCGACCATTTATTATCTCCAAACATAGATATAGTAAAAACTATGGGTTGACCCCATTTATAATAAATATGGAGATAAAATTAAAAAGTGGTGTTTATGTATATTTTACTTAGAAAACAAGGATTCGGTTAATGATTCATCAAACTGACCCGTGTCAATATAACCTTTCCATAAGAGTTTATAATGTTTTCGCATTACTTTAAGGACGCTTGTGATGTATTGCGTCTTGATACCTGTCATTTCACGAATAAGAATGTAAAGTGATTTCTTGTTAAAGTTTTCAATAATATCTATTTTACGAAATAGTTCAAGTACAGCATTTGCAATCTGTTTATCCCTGGCACTCTTGAATAAGTTCGGTAAGTGTTTCCCCAAATATCTGACAAATAGTTTAACAAAATACTCGTAAGAAAATGCAGTTTTTTCATGTATATCATCAAAGTATGTTTTTTTACGGAGTTCGTCACTGTCCAGTTCCATATGAGTTTTTAACTTCTTATAGTTAGAATTGTTTGCCATTATCAAATAATTTTTAGCTACTATACTGAAGTATGAAAATGCTTTACCTTTACCTTCTTGAAATTTGTGCATATTCACCACAAGAAAGGATACAACTTCGTTTTTTACGTCTATAGATGAATAGTCAAAATAATAAAACTTAAAAGTGTGAATTATATTCTCTGCTAATTTATCAAATGCATAGTGTATTCTTTCTTGATAAATATCATTTCTTTTTCTATCGTCCGGTTCATTGTTATACTCAATAATTGCATCTTCAGTTTCTTGAGTGAAGTAATTTTTTGATTTTTTCTTAGCCATATTAATTCCTTATTTTTCTTCAATTTCAAACATTTCAGACAGTTTAGCTTGCATCTCTTTTAAACTTTCAAAGAATATGCCAACTTCATCGTCTGTTTCGAAATGTCCCTTTGAATCAACAATTCTGAGTTGCTCATCCATAGCTTTGACACTCATTTCAAATTCTTCAAACCAACTTTCCAAATGCTCATTTTTCTTGAGCAAATTGTATGTTGCGAATGATAATGTTATTGTTAGCATAACAAATAATGCTAACCAAATGTATAACCATATCATCATTTTTTATCTCCAAATAAATCGTTAAACAAATCCTGAGTTCGTTTTGTATCTATATTTTTCTCTGTAGTCCTACTCACTGCAGTTTTTTTCCGTTTCGGTTTAGATGCAGCTTTGGGAGCTTCACTTATCATTCTTTCCCTGTTATCAGTTTCAAATTCAATCCGTGCTGCCATTGCATCTGCTTGATGAAGAATGAAAGGTATATTCACTTTGAGTTTTTTACCAACTGCAAATGTAATAAAATAACTTTTGTTAGCTTCATCAAATAATCCATCCGCAAGGTGAATTCCAAGAAACTCACTCTCTGTATACTTTATACCAAATTGATTTAG